AACAACGGCCAGATCATGCAGAATGTTCTGACCGATCTTGGTTACAAGGGCGTTGTAGATAATACAACCGGCGCTAAATTTGCCAACATGGGTTCAGGGGGCATGCACACCATCGTGTTCCCCGGTAACGAGAACCTAATCCGCTCGATCAATGCTAAGTTTGACCCAGAAAACGCTGACTCACCGAACATATTGGCCAGTGCCCCACCAATTTTGGCCCCCGTTGCTGGCGCTACTTTTTTGGCCACCGCATTGTCATCCCAAGAAGCCGAAGCTGGCGGATTAGGTAGCCTGCATTCCTCGATGAAGAAGGCTAGGGCCGAAAGCGTAAAGCAAGCAAAAGAGCAAGGTTATGATTTAGACAACGTCATGTACCACGCCAGCAAGCAGGATATCGAAGAGTTTGTGCCGGGTTACTCTGACGGGCTGATTTTCTTGACCCCTAACAAGGAATTCGCAAATAACTGGTTAGGCAAGGGCAAGTTCCAAGAAAGGCAGGGTGGAACGGGTGCCATTGAAGGTGTGAGGGTTGAGAAAAAACGCTTCATGGATGAACAAAATGAAATAATGAAGTCGATGCCAGAAGATCAACGCCAGCAATACTTTGAAGAAGTGGTTTGGCCACAAAGAAGCAGAATGGTAACCGAAGAGCGAGAGGCCGATGCCGCCATCTACCCCGTAGTCACTAGGACTAAAAAGCCGTTTGTGCCGAGCAAAAATGTTGATGTGTTAGAGGAGTTGTACGGTAAAGAGTACCTAGACGCGCCATTCGGCAGCGGGTTCCCTACATACAGAGATGCCTTGAAAGACGGGAATTACCTTTTGTATGAAAACAAACAGGTTGTGGATTTCCTGAAAAGCAAGGGCTACGACTCGATGTTTTTGAAGGAGAGCGCCGGTGAAAACAAGCCATTCACCACACTGGCCGTTTTCGAGCCGAATAACATAAGGTCAGTCAACGCAAAGTTTGATCCTAAGAAAAAAGATTCACCCCAGATATTGGCAAGTGCTCCTTTTGTTGGAGGCGCAGCCCTAGCCATGGGATCTGTACAAGATGCTCGGGCGGCTCAACTGGCTGCTCAAGCCGCTGGCGCTGAAGTATTCATGGACGCAGCGTCAGGAATAGTCGGCCCAATTGTTGGCGGCGTTGCCGGGCTTGTGGAGTATCTCAACCCCTATAGCGACAGAGAGGGTAAGGGCGAAAGGATCAAGCGATACAGGGAAGGTGTTGGGGAAGCTTTGAATTATGAGCCGCGCAGCGAGCTTGGAAAAGATATGAGCCAGTCTGCCATGGAAGGTATCGCAGGTTTGCTGAGGCCTGCTGTTCAGGCGGTTGCGCCAACGGCCAGACAGTTTGCAGATTATGCCACCAACCCAGACAACGTGATGGATGACTACGGCTTAAACGTAATTCCTGCCCTGTACCAAGGCGGGAAGTATATTTACGAAGATATCTTTGGAGAGCCAGAGCGCGAGGCGGTCAAGAGTGCTATAGATGTTGCCCTCTAGAAAACTCCGCCTTAATTTTGATCGCCACCTCTTCATCTTGATCTAGCGCCTCAGCCAGAGTCTCTTCGATCATGTCTTGAAGGGCGTCGATGTCGCTTAACTTCGTCACGTCAAGTTCGATTAATACCGTTATCTTTTTCATCGATGCCTCGCTCCTGCTTCCACAACCTGATGATGTAGCCGGCCTCTGGGCCAGCGTCATGCTCATTATGCAGGACATGGCGGTATAACTTCATAGCCTTTTTGCTATTGGCTGGTAGCTGCATCCGCAGTGCAGCCATGTCGAGTGACGAGAAATACTTATCCATCATCACTCTCCAGCCCTTCGAGGTACTCGGTCAGCCGGCCATCTTTCATCGCCTCAAACGCCTCGCCGAATATCTCAGGCCGGCCAAGGCGTTTGGCCTCGGCGGTAATTTCTTTGCGCTCGTTGACCCCGCGCTGCCAGACGCTATGGTCATCCGAGTAGTCGAAGTACCAGTCGTGAGTTGCAAGCATACGCTTGAGCCGGGACAGGCCGTCAATCTTCTCGATCTTATCGGCTTCTAGTCTATGGTATCTCATTCTGCTCCCCTCCCAAGATCCCACTTCACGATTGACGTTTGGTGCTGCTCGCCTATCGCATTTCTGATGCTTTCGTCAAGGCACATGACCCCGCCGGTCACAATGTAACGAACGACGAACTCTTTAATAGATTCTTGATCGCCCATGTCGTCTATATAGGTTTCGATTATTTTCTTATCAATCTCTAAGGTACAGTTCACTTTAACTTTCATCACGTTCTCCTTGCCGCTTACGCGGCTGTCCAATATGAGTTAACAGGTCTGTACCGACAATCCCAGCTATCAATACACACCCCGTTTCTAACCGCCGTCAGGTGCCCTGAATTTATGACAACCGCAACACCAGTAAAGTCCCAGTCCTGAAGCTTGATGTACTTGCCCTTAGCGTTTCGGGGAGGCTTGTTTTTCACAAAGCCATTCTGCTCAAGGTACTTCACCCACACCCTGTCGTGGTTTGGGAAGGCACCCATCTCCAGCCCTAGCGCCATCATCTCTTCAAAGGTCTCTTGGTAGGTCTTTCCAGTCGCTATACTGATCGACCGGATCACACAGTCATCCTTGAATGTTTTGCAGATCCGACCGTTGTCTGTTTGCTCAAATTCCATCACGTTCTCCATTGGTTGATTTCCCAATAATAACATACCCCGTGTCCATATGCAAACCCCTACACACCGAAATAAATGTTTGCATATCGACACGCTATACCCTAGAATGCAATTTCACTAACAGGAGAACGTGATGAGTGATCAAGGGGCGGGTGCCCAAGCAAAGAAAGTTTTCTATAACCGGGTGCGGCGCACTTGCCTGAAGCACGGCATCGACATCGTCTATGATGGAATGCCAAAGGCGGTCTACGGCATAGAGCTGGTTAAGGATGGTCAGGTAATGTTCGCTGACCGCAGCAACAACAGCATGCCTCTGGACATCAACTGGCAGCGGCTGCACGAAGAGATGGCCGAGTACGGATTCAAGGGAGGAGTGAAATGAGCGGCAATCCATTAAAGCAGGTCAACAACATTTACGGCTACGTGCGCGTGTCCACCGACGAGCAGGTCAAGTCTGGCATCTCGCTTGAGACGCAGAAGCAGCAGATCAGTGAGTTCGTGCGTGAAAAGTACAACCGTGATGTGACCGAGTTCTTTGCCGACGAGGGCGTGTCCGGCACCCACGCTGTCCTCGACCGACCCGCAAGCCGAGACATGACTGACGTGATCGACCGTCATGACGTGGTGATCTGCACCCGCCTTGACCGACTCAGCCGATCCAGCTCTGACCTTCTTGGCATGATTCCGGTCTTGCAGGACATCGGGATCACCCTGTACTTCTGCGAGCAGTTTGGTGAAATGCCGATCGTTTATCCTGACGCAAGCAGGTCTAAGGGTCTCGATGCTAAATTTGACATGAACTCTATGGCAAATCAGATTATGCTAATGGTATTGTCGGCGGTTGCTGAGATCGAGCATGCGACAATCAAGGATCGATTTGCGGCGGGTAAGCTTGACTGGGCCTCACGCGGCTACGCGATTGGAGGATCTGCTCCCTATGGCTTTCGTCATGAAGAGGTCAAGACCGGCAGCAAGACTCGCAAGAAGCTTGTCGAGATCCCTGAAGAGCAGGCGGTGCTCAAGACGATCTACAGGCTCCACGGTCGAGGCCTTGGGCCACGAAAGATCGCAAAGCAGGTCAATAGCTTACACAGTATTCCCCCGCTGACGCACTCGAAGGTGCAGCGCATACTGAACAGAAAGTTTCAGGGTATCCCTAGCGCCGCGTAAGTTCTATGATAGTCGCTTGATTGGAGATCAATATGACGGCGTTAGAAGATATTCAGGAGGCCATCCAGACGATGGAGGCCTCTCTTGCGACAGACTTTATGACAGACGCTGTGCGCGACATCATGAGCACTGCTGTCCGATTATTGAAAGACGCAGAAGCCAAGCTAGAAGATGGCTAACATAAACGGCTGGGGCCGTGGCGGTTGGGGAGAAGGCGCTTGGAGCACCCCATTACCCGTCGAGCCAGCCGGTCAGGCGGTCACGTCAGGCGTTGGCTCGCTATCGGTTACTGGAGAGGCTAACCTCACCCTAACAGGTCAGGCGATTACCTCGGGCTTAGGCGCTCCCGTTGTAGCGGCTGCTGCTGTTGTAAGCGTCACCGGCCTAGCGATCACCTCGGCCATTGGCCCGAATGTTACGGTTACTGGCAAGGCTAATATCACGCCTACCGGGCAGGCCATTACCTCTGGTGTAGGCGCACCCGCAGTTGATGCCGAGGCTAACGTACCAGTCACGGGTCAGGCGATCACCTCTGCCGTTGGATCGGTCACCACGGATGCAGAGGCCAACGTCACCCTGACAGGTCAGGCCATTACGTCCGCGCTAGGATCTCCATCGGTTGACGCTGAGGCTAACGTCTCGGTATCTGGTCAGGCCATCACATCGGGAATTGGCTCAATTCAAGTTGTCGCCCGGGCTATTGTAGAGCTGACAGGGCAAGCCATTACCACAGGCGTTGGCGCTCCCACCGTCACAGGGAAGGCAAACCTGACCCTCACAGGGCAAGCGATCACCTCTGCCGTTGGCACGGCTACCGTGCGAACGGTTAACTATATTTATGTTGATGGACAACAGATAAACTCTTCTGTTGGTGCCGTTACTACAGTCGCAGGCTCGGTTGTCGAGCTTGTTGGCGTTTCAATGGTTGCAAGCGTAGGGGATATTCTGGTATGGGGAGAGATAGACACGAACCAAGACCCGAACTACAATTCAATTAATACAACACAATCGCCCGGCTACTCGACCATCGACACTAGCCAGTCAGCAGGGT